GTCAATGGCTTCGAGGCCGGGATGCTCTGGCAGCGCATGAATGCCGGCGAGACGCCGATCGAGAACGATATCGCCCTCCATCTCGCTAACAAACTCGTCTTTGAGCGCATGGCAGCAGCCCAAGGCTACGATGCGGACTTCGATGTCATAGACGACACATGGGTGATGGCGGCGTTCACGAAGCGCCGAAGCCGGTTCTCTGTCGTGGAGGGAGGCAAGCCATGACCCTCCCCCTGAGGCCCGAGCCTATCCGCGCGCACTGGAATCACCGCTCCACCGCCGCCTGCCCCCGCACCCAGCTCTGAAGCGCTTCGAGCTGCAACGCCTGTTCGGATGCGATCAGCGCATCTTCGGGAGGAAGTCCGTCTTGCGCGGCGGCTGCATCAGCGCGGCCGGCGGGGCTGGGAACGCCGGGCATTGGCGCGCCTCCGCCACCACCGGGATTGGCTTGGGCCGCTCCTGTCCGCAGGCGCAAAGCGTCATAGCGGCGGCGAAGAGCGGCAAGCTGGGCCTGATAGTCACGGTCGGTCTCCTGGCTGACTGAGGATTGGGCGCGTTCGACGCGGATGACGTTCGCGGCGTCGGCGGCTTTGGCTTCGGCTGTCTTGCCGCGGGTGTCGCTTTGCAGCTGGGCGTGCGCAGCCTTCCACGCATCGCGATCATGCTTCACGTTGCCGAGCGTGTTGCGGGTCAGCATCAGCGCGACCGCCAGGCCGATGATTGGGATCGCTGGCCAGAAGCGGCGGAGTAGGGTCAACGCTATGTCCATCATGCTTCTCCCCCGAATTCGAAGTCGCGTATCTCTTCGAGAAAGGGCCGGTTGCGCCGAACCCATCGAATGGCGGCAAACCTGCGCCGCAGCATGGCGAGACGGATTTCCTCGGCCGCCATCGCCTTTAGCCAGGCATAAGAGACCATGCCGCCGGCTTCGCGCGTTCGGCACGCGTTCTCCCCGGCGCCGTAGAGCAGCACCGCCGCCTGAACCTCGATCTCGTGGCTCTTCAGTTCCTTCCGCCGCTGGACGACGTGAAGCTGCGGGACCAGGACGAACGCGGCCCACGCGGCGAGCGGGGCCAGCCACCACAGCAAGGGCTCGAAAAACGCCGCCAGAGCCGCCAGGAGCGCCGCGCAGGCCGTTGCGCTACCCAACCCTACCAACATGCGGAAACGCCACTCGTAGAGCTCCTGCGCGGCCACAGCGGCCCTGTTGTCGATCCCGCTCCAGATCCAGACGCGCCAGGGATTGTTCTTGCCGTTGGACTGCACTTTCCATGCGTCCTCCTTGCCGCCCTCCCTGATGATGAAGCGTGGGAAGGCTGTGCGCAGGATGGCGGTGCGGCTCATGCCACGCCTTTCGTCTTTTCGACGGTACGGACGGAATACAGTGCTGCAACGAAGCCGAGCACGATGACGCGGGTGCCATCGTCCATCGGCGTGCCCCACCAGTCGCCGACGAACAGCGACCAGGCGGCGCCGGCAACGCCCACCCAATCGAGCGTCGGGCGTGCGAGGCGGACATAAATCTGGTACCACCACTTAGAGCGGACGGCGGAATCCGGCATCGGGATTGACGATGGGATCGGCTGCGCTGCCTTCACGGTGCGGCCCTTGGCTGGGCTGTTCGTCATCTATCTCCACTCCACTGGTTCACGCTCGAGCGCCGGGTGACGATCGCCCCGGTAGCAGAACGGCCAGTTGCATCCGCCGCCGTTGGGCTCATTCGCCTTGGCGCCGCGCTGCATCGGCTTCTCGGCGATGAACTGCGCGAGGTCCGCAACGCCGGCATTGGCGTCGAAGCAGTTCGCCCGGCAAAGGCAGGGGCGCGGCATGTCACTTGGCACCATAGGTCACAGCAGCAACCCCTTGGCGATCGTCAGCCGGCGGCGGCGATCGTCGAGGCCATTGGTGCCGCCGTTGATCCGGCGCGTGATGCCGAGCGTGTCGTCGAGATCGGCGAGCGCGTTCAGCTTGCGGTCTTTCCAGTAAAGGCAGGCAGTCATCATCCCGATCGATGGCACGGCGGCGATCTCGGGGTGGCTCTCGAAGTCGATGCCTGCCCGCTGGCCGAAATAGCGGTAGTTCGCGCGTCCGGTCATCTGGATCGGACCGCGGCCCTTGAAGCGCCGGCCATCACCGGGTTGCGTGTTGCCGAGATCCTTGCGCCCTTCGTAGGCCGAACCCGACGCATATTCCTCCATCGCGCGATAGCCGTCGCTTTCGTGCCCGAGCTGGGCGAGGAAATGGGCAAGGCGAAGCGGCGTCGCGATGTCGTTCGCCGGGACGTGGACCGCCGCGCCCAGCGCGAGCTCGCGCGCCAGTTCAGGACCAGCGCCGAGCTTGACGAACAGCGCGCCCCACGTCCCCCGGCCGAAGTCGCCGTCCTGTGCGACGTGCAGGCGGCCTTGCAGCCGGATGACGTCGTCGCGGTTCACGGCCCAGCGACCTCCCCTTCGTCGCTCCACCGGATGCGGTTGAGAATATCGCGCATCTCGTCGGGTACGGTCGGATCGATCGGCACGGCACGGCTCAAGAGGACGCCGATCTGGCGAAGCTCGGGGCTGTTCGGGCAAAGCCGGTGCAGCGCGTCGACAGCGAGCCGCAGACACGCTTCCATCACCGGCACGCGCAGCGCTCGCGCCTTCACCTCGGCAAGCTCGATGCGCAGCGAAATGTTCTCTTGCCGGACCTGCGCGACTGTCGCTTCCTGCCAGCGTTGGAGCCGTTCCTCGAGGCTTTCCCGCCGCGTGACTCTGCGCACCCAAAGCGCGACGAGCGCGGTGAGCCCGGTGGCGCCCGCCCCTTGCCAGAAACTAGGGTCTTCGTAGATCACCGCGATTGTCCCTCCGGAAGCCGTCACCTGACCAGCCATTCTTCGACGGTCGCGGAGATGTCGCGCATCTTGCGCCAGCGGGGGTTGGTCGGGCAGCCCTTGCGCAGGCGAACGCGACCGCAAAGGCCGATCGGGTCCCATTCGGCGCGATCGAGCCGTGGCGTGTAAGGCGCCTCGGGATCGTAATCGGCAGCGAGCTTGCGGCGCTGATGGGTCGAATAGACGGCGCTGTCGGGCGGCTGGACGCCTTCCGGCAGATCCTCGACGGCATAGGAATGGAGGACCGGCTTCGGCTCGGGCACCTCCTCGGTCGCGCTTGGCGTCACCGTCCACTCGACTGCCTCGTAATTTTCCATAACTACGCGGCCGAACTCGTCGGTCTCATATTTGCCGACCCAGCGCGTTATGCCCGAGCCGCCGACCACCGACGGGTCGGCCGAGACGATGCCGATGATATCCTCGGGATCATCGTCGCCGGTGGCCTTGCGCACCTTATCGCCGACCAGCACGACCGAGAAGCCGACACGGTCCTCGTGACCGATATTGCCGTCGGCCCATTCCATCGCGTCGGCATAGTCGGCGGGGGTCGTCATCGCGGTGCCGCCGTCCGATGCCACGGTGCCCACGCCGTTGACGTAGTATTCGGCATCCACGGCGCCCGACGCGTTCGAGCCAAGGGATAGAAGGAAGTAGCCGGAGTTGCCCGCCCTGTTAGCCAACCCCTGAATGACGTTGCCTGTGAAGGTGGCGTGCGTTGCCCGGGCCTGGAGTGCGGAGACGGCGGCTCCGCTGGCCGAGGTCGTTATGGTCCCGTTGACCGTGTGGGTATCTGCCCCATTATCGCCGAGCGTCGCCGTGCCATCGACGTCGAACGTGCCGGTGACGCTGGCGCCAGCGCTCGTTGCGGCGACGCGATTGTTGCCGGAGCTGTCCTGCAGCGTCGCGCCGCTCGCGCCGGTCCCGACATAGCCCTTCGTTACGCTCGCTGCCTGGAGCGCGATCTTGCTGACCGTGCTATCGAGCGAGTCGACGACCAGCGGCGTGCCGTTGGAGCGTATCGCCTGAGGCCCCGGCCCGGTCGCGCCGGTCGGAGAGAGTGAAATAACCCAATCTGTGTACGTCCCCGACCCGCCGACGAGGGAGACTTCGACCACGAGCCCGCCAGTGACTGTATTGTAGGCCCTCACCTGCCCGAACATGAAATTGACTGCGTCGGCGGCGCTCGCGATGTTGACCCACTGCCCGATCTGCAGGAGCTTGTCGGCTTCCATCGTTAAGGATTTGGAGCCGGTGCCGATCGCTACGGACGTTGTGCTGGTGCCGTTATAGTTGGTCTCGGAGATGACGAGCGAGAATTGCTCTGTGATCTCGTCGACCATCACCGGCAGCGCGGCAAGGAAGGCGTCGGCCTTCGCCACGAACGTATCGGAATCGTCGCTGCGGCTCGGCGCTTCGGGGAGTGCGGTGATCGCCATCAGGTCAGCCCTTCTATTTCGATGTTGCAATAGCTCGTCAGCGCGTACTCAAACCCGATGCTGAAATTCTTGTAGAAGCCGAAGATAAGCGTGGAGGAGAACTCGTCTGACGCTTCGAAAAGCGTCGGGGTGGCGCGGAGTTCGCCGAGTGTCCGCTGGATGCCGTCGACCATGTTCGACGCCATCGCGACGCGAAAAGTGCCCCGCTTGGCGAAGGCGCGCTCGACGATCGTGTAGTTGCCGAAGTCGTCCGTATCCTTGCGGCTGAAGTCGTTGATCCCGACGCTCGCGCCGTCGCGCAGCGCCGCGCCCAGATACTTGCTCTTGCCGACGACCAAGGTGCCGAGCGACATGTCGGCGGTGCCGGTGCCGGTAAGAATGACCCTGATCGTGGGGTTCGAATAAGCCGGAAGGCCAGGCACCAGCAGCGCGTCGCGCTGAACGATATCCTCGAAAAAGTAGGTGTACCAATCCGTTATCCCGACCGTGGAGACCGTCGCGAACGTCTCGTTGTAGAGTTCGCCATCGGCGATCGTGCTGACGATCACCTGCACGCTGACCACGTTCGTCATACCGACGAGACCGACCGCATCGACCCGCCCCGTCATGGAAAGCGTGACATCGATCTCGGTCGGGTGGCTGGTCAGCGTGCCATTCACCGTGTCGAACATCGCCCATTTGTTCGTCGGGCCGACGTCGAGCCATTTGGTCGTGTCGGTGAGCGCGTTGCCGGTGTTCGAACCGGCGAGGCTTTCATAGACCTTGTGCGTGGTCGTGCTGATGACCCGGTCGCCGAGACTGTAGGAAGTGGCGCCGGAATAGGTCGAATATGTCGTGCCGATCGGCTCCCAAAAGGTCGGCGAGGATTCGGGCGTGTTGCCGATATTGTCGTCCTGCAGGCTCTCGTAGAGCGCTGCGGTCGTGCCGGTGAGGATCGAGACCTGATCGCCGAGCGCATAGGTCGTGCCGCCCGCATAGGCGGCGGGCGCCGTCTCGACGATGTTCGACGAGGTCAGCACCGCTTCGCTGACTGTCGAGGGGCGCACCATCAGCATCAGGCGGCACTCGTGTAAACAGGCGCGTCGGCGTCGCCGGTGACGGCCAGCGCCCCGTTGCGCTCGGCGCTCTTGAGGATCCGCTCCAGCGTCGCCATGCGCATCGCGATGGCTTCATTGGTAATGACCAGCTTCTCGGTCGCCACGCGATCGGCTTCGCGCGCAGCGGCGGCGGCATTTTCGCGCGCCTGCGCGGCGGCTGCAGCCGCGGCGGCCTGGTTGTTCTGAGCGCTCTGGAGCTGCCAGATCGCTTCTCTGACCGAAACCACGCCGTCGTTGATGTCGACCAGCCGGCCGACTTGCCGGTCGAGCGCGGCAAGCTGGCTCTCCGCGTTGGAGACTTGGCGGTCGGCGGCGGTGATTCCGGCACCGACATAGCCTGCCACCAAGGCGACATCGCGCTGATATTGCTGGAGGCTCGACGCGCCGGCGCGGCTGATGTCGAGGAACTCGCGGGCCGTGCCGGGGAGTTGGCCCATCGCTTGCTCGTTGCCGGCACCAGCGAGCCCGCCGACGCGCATCAGGCTGACGAGCGCCTGGCTGCGGCTCATGGCGCCGCTTTGCACGGTCAGGCTGTCGCGGAAGGCGCGCAGATCGTCACCGAACGAGCGGAACCGGCTCGATACAGCCTCCAGCGCGTCGCGCTCGCGGCGGTACGAGGTCAGCAGATTGCTCTTTGCCTGATCGACCCGCTGGATCGCGTCCGTCTCTATGCGGGAGGCGTCCTGTGCAGCCTTCTCAGCTGCTTGCGAAGCCGCCTGCGTCGAGCGCGCGACGTCTTCCATCGCCTTCGATGCGTCCTGCGCAGCCCAGACCTGCATCTGGAGCGGGCGCAAGCTTGCGTCGAGCACTTGCAGCTCGAGCGCGCGCTGGATCGTCAGAGCTTCCTCGGCCTGGCCGACGGCTTGGAGCAGCTGGATCTGAAGGGTGTTTCGCTGCTGCACGAGCACTGCCTCGGCCTGTACCGCGGCTTCGGCTGCGTCCTTGACCACGCCGAACTCGTCGGCGAGGTTCATCAGGGTGCCGAACAGGTCCAAGCCGGCTTGGCTCGCCATATCCACGCTGGAGACCAGCGCCTTATACTCCTCAACCGTATCCACGCCGCCGAAGCCAAGCGGAGTGAGCACCGAGGAAATTCTATCCTTGGCGAAAGCGAGGCTTTCGGCGTCCGTGAAGAAGGTCGAGCGATATGTCGCGCCGGCCTGGTCGATCAGTTCGCGCAGCTTGTTGGCCTGAAGCTGCTGGAGCGCGGCGAATTCCTCCGCCGTCGCCCCGGCCTCGCTGAACACGCGGCTGAGCTCGGCGATGCTGGCCTGCATCTCGCGAAGCGCGGCTGAAAACGGGTTCGTCTGCGCCGCCAGTTCCTTGAACACGCCCTCGAAGGCGAGCGCCTTCTTCAGCTGCTCTTCGAAGTCGCCTTTCTTGAGCAGGTTGAGCGTGCTGTCGCGCAGGCCCTTGAGCACGCCGTCGTTGATGAGATTCTGGACCGCGAAGGCAATGGCCGCCTCGCTATCTTTGCCGAAGTCAATGACGCCCGAGCCTTTGGTCCGCCCCTGTCCGGTGGGATCGACCCGCCAGGAGTCTTTGCGCATGCCGATCGAGACCGAACCAAGCGCGCTGTCGAGCTGTGCGCTGAGTTCGCCCGCGATCGATTTCAGCGCAGCGAGCACCGAATCCGCCGCGTCGCCCGCGGCTTCCTTGCGCGAGCCGCTGTTGCCCGACAGGGAGACCGAGCCGCCCGAGATAGATGCAGAGCCCTTTTTGGTGGAGGTGAACAATCCGGTGAAGATGCCGAGCGGGCCGCCCTTGAAGCCGAAGATATCACCGATGATCTGGTTGGCCGCGCTCGCCAGCGCCAGCGGGCCAGACGCGGCCGCCATGAACTCGGAACCAAGGATCGCGCCGAGCCCAGCCCCGATCGACGAACCCGTTTTGCCGCCGATAATGGCTTCGCCCGCGAGGGCGCCGGTAGAAGCACCCTGAAGCGCTCCGGCGAGCGTTCTGCCGAACGAGCCACCTATCCCGAAGATTTCGTAAAGACCGTTGGTGAGCTCGGCGATCTGCTTATCGGAGCCGCTCTTGCCCGCCACGATCTGATTGATCAGCATTCCGGTGGGGCCCAGCCCGGCGAAGTTTCCGGTCACGAGGCCTTCGGTCAACCCGCCGATCAGGCCCGCGAATCCGCCGATCTGCTGGAGATACGACGCCATGTCGAGAAGCTGGTCGTTCGCGCGCTGGAGATCGTCGACCAAGTCGTCGACTGAGTTGTTGACCTTGATGATCGGCTCGAGCGGATCGAAGCCGGCGTCCTTTTGCAGCTTCTCCAGGACCTTTTCCAGGGAGTATGCCTGCCCGAAAACAGCGGCGAGCGTGAAGTTCAGCGCCTTGCCGTCGTCGATCAGGCCAGCAAGCCGAACCGTCTCGATGTTCTTCATGCTCTCCAGGAATTCGCGCGCTTTTGCCGCCGCCGGATCGAAGCTGCGTTCGAGATCCTCGTATGTGCTTTGCAGCTCGCGCAATTCTTTGGCGTGCTCGCGCGCTGCTTTGGCGGCTTCGCGTGCCGCCTTCGCCGCCGAATTGTCGGCTTTCTCGTGCTTGTTGGCTGCGGCAATCGCGGCGTCGCGAGCGCGAGCTGCGGTATCGATGGCCTTCTTGGCGTCTTCAACGCTGATCGTTCTTTTCTTGACCGCCTCGCGCAGGTTGTGCTCGGCGATTTCGTACCGAGAGTTTGCCAGCTTCACCTTATCGAGAGACTCGGCGGTTTCCTGCACCGCGCGGTTGAAGCTCGTGATCCGCTTCGTGTTGTAGGCATCGGCAATGGCCGCATCCTGCTGCTTGAGTAGGCCATTGATGCGCTCAAGCGCTTCGACATTCCCTTGGATACGGAACTGCCGATTGAAATCGGGCGACTTCGTGTCGCCTCGATCTGTCGCCAACTGAGCGGCGGCTTGCTGAAGCTGGGCCTTCGTCGCCTCTCGCAACGCCACGGCCTTGTTGAGAGTGGCCGCGGCGGATTGATCCATCAGGCGAATGTTGACCGCTTCCGAGGCAGACGCCTTGCCAAGGCTCTCCTGATAAGCCCGCACAGCGTCCTGAAGCTGCTCCAGCGAGGACTTCTTCTTGTCAGCCGCCTCCTTGCCCTCCATCAGCTTCGAGGCGAGGATGGCGGTGACCGAAGCGCCGACACTGAGCGCGAGACCCCACGGCCCTGACAAAAATGAGGCGAGCTTGCCCGTCGACCCGGCCATCAGCATCACGGCCTGCTGAACCTGCCCGATCTGCTGAGCAAAGATTTGGGCCGGGCGGGTGCCGGCCGAATATTGGGCCGCGACGTCGCCGATTTGAAAGCCGAGCTGCTGCATGCCCGCGCGCGCCTGGCCCGAGGCTTGCGCGACGTTGCGCATGGCCCCGGCCTGCCGGCTCGTGGCCTGCGTTACCTTGCTGGCAGCAACCTCGGCGCGGCCACCAGCGGCCGTCAGCCTGTCGAGTTCGTTGACACCGGTTTTGACCTGCGTGCTGTCGACCGCGAGGAGAAGGTTCGCCGCGTCCGTGCTCATGACGCCCTCGTCGCAAGGTGCGAGCGGCTACCTGTTTCGCAGGTGAGTGGTGGCTGGCTTAGAAGCCCATTACCTCGCAGGACCCGAAGTGTACCTGTTTCCAGTGATCGTATTTTTCCTGGTTGCCGGCGTTCAGCCAAGCATCGCGAGCTCTGCGCACTGCATTGCATTGCGCCCGAGGATCGCCCTTCGTCATGACTATAGCGCGCTCCGCCCGCTCGGCTTCGCGCACTTCCTGGCTCTTGCACCCAGCGAGTGCCAGCGCGGCCAGTAGAATCGCTCCCCTCATCCCTTCGCCTTTCGCATCTCGCGCTCCGAGCGTTCTGCCTCTCGAGCGAGATAAGCGTTATCAGCTGCCCGTATGGCCTGCAATTCCCACCAAAGGAGCCGGGTGCTGGTGACGCGGCAGAATGCGTCGATATCCATGTAGGTGATGCGAGCCGCACCGTAGGTTGTGGAACCGCGAGAGCCGTGCAACTCAAGGAAGCAGCGCCACAAATGATCAAGGCCATCCGGCAACTCCGGAAGGTCTTGAAGCATCTGAGGTTTCTTCCCTGTCTGCCTCCAAACATTATCCAAGTGGCTCCACAGTGATTGCCCGTCGTCTTGAGGGGCAGCTAGTTCGAACTGACTGATCGCGTACTCCTCGAAGGCCGAGATCAGTCTTTGATAAAAAGGCTCAGATCAGAAATTGCCTCTGACACTTGTTCCCGGATCGGGAGGATTTCCGTGTAGAGGCGGCGCACATTGGGCGGCGTGCACTCAAGGCGTTCGCCGCGGAGCGTGATGTGCCCGTCATCACCCTCGCTGCGCCACGCCACTGTCGCCGCGACCAAGGCGTCGATGTTCTTCGCCTCCAGTTTGTCGAGCGTGACGTCTCGCCCGCCGCCCCGCCTCAAATTCTCGTCCGCCATGGCGCGCACGCGGCTGCGGTAAGCATCCCCGTCCTTACCCACGACGCTGATAAACAGGCCCGTCGGAGCGCCTGTGATGGGATGAAGGATCTGCACTTCCGTCGGGCGATTGCACGCTGCGATCGTGTCGAGATCACCCGCATCAAACATTGCTGTTTTGGCCTTCGTCATGTTTCATTCCTCTCTTGGTTGCCGCCGGGCGCAGAGAGGGACGCCCGGCGACAGGTGGTTCAGGATCAAGCGACGGTGCTGTCCTGGGTGCTGATAATGGTCTGGTTGTTTGCGAGCGCCGCGCCGCCGGTGGAGCAAATCTCCGCGACAAACGAATACGTCCGAAGGATCTGCTTCTCCCCATCGTCGCCGTCGTCCGAGAACAGCTTCACCTGCGGCATGACGAAGGTGATGAAGTCCGCGGAATCGGTGCCATCGTCGGCGAGCATCAGGATGAGCGACGTCGTGGTCTCGTTGTCGAAGATCGCGCCGAGCGTGTCGCTCTCGTAGAGCGCGGTGAAGCTGCCCGAGACCTTGATGCGGCCCTTCTGCGTGTCGGGGATCGAGTTGCTGCCGATCACCGCCTCGCCGTGCGTCACACCGCCGTCGATCGTGACCGTGGCCGACGTGATGGCGCCCTGCGCGACGCCGCCGACAACGGCGACGCCGGCGACCGAGGCAACCACGCTCGTCGTGGTCTCCGCGGTCGGCGAGGTGAGCACTTGCGAGCCCGACTTGACGCGCGAGCCGAGCCCGATCAGGCCGAGGCTCACAGCCACGTTGCCGGTGGAGGGAATGGAGACCTCCATCGAGCCGACCTGCACGTCCTGGTAGACGTGGCTGCGGGTGAGGTCCGAGAAATATTCCTCGAAGGTGTAGTAGAGGTTGGTGTGCCCGCTCGTCGGCACCCAGCTCTTCTTCCCCGGAACGGAAACGGTGCACGACGCGATCGGCCCTTCCGCGGTGAGCGCGCTGCCGGTCGGGACCAGCACCGTAAGCACCGTGGCGGTCACTCCGGTCACCGTCAGGTTGACGCCGACGTTCGCCGCATTGAGCGACGCACCGGCCAGGCGGATCACATCGCCGATCTTGATGCCGCCGGTGAGGAAATCGCCAGCACCGCGCGTGATAGTGTACCCCGCGCCAGAAGCCGCGATAGTCAACGAAAGGCCGGTGATGTCGGAAGTCGCCGCCCAAGCCTTGCGCAAGAGCGCCGCCTGCAGATCCTTGTAGGTCGACGGCGACATGATGCCCGAGAGCGTCGCCTGCGTCTTGCGGATGCCGTGCACATCGCCGGTGTGCTGCTGATGCGACACGATCTCGTTGTTCGAGTACGTGTCCTTGGTCAGCGTGAAGTTCGCGCTTTCACGGCGCAGGAGTTGCCCACCCGAACCGCTGGCGGCGGTGCCGAGGCCCGCCTGGACCTTGTAGGCGAGGGTCTTGTTGATTCCTTGTGCGACGGCCATGGTCTTAGCTCCTTACGTGCGAGTAGAATCTCACCTTGACGGGCAGGAAGTAGCGGTCGTCCTCGATCCGGCCGGGACCGACCGAGGGTGTTCTTTCGATGGTTGTCGTGGTGCCGCCGGCGCTGAACGAAGCGCCGCGGACGAACTTGGCGCGGATCAGTGCCGCGCGCGCGGTTGCGGCCGCAGCGCCTTCGCCGATCGGATAGAACAGCGAGACCTGGAAGATGCCGCGCTCCATGTAGCCGCTTCCGAATTCGGGATTGTCGGGATCGGCGGTGAGGAGCGTGACGTGCTGGTAAGGCGTGCCGACGACTGGCGTGAACGGCACATTTTCGAAGGCCGAAGATATACTCGGCGAGATGGTGAGGAGCGCCGTTTCCAGTGCCGCGCGGATGTTGGCGACGCTCATGGCAGCGCCGCCACGGATTCGCGCACGAACGTCTCGAATTCGACTACGGTCAATCCCACCAAACCGGCAGGAGCTTGACGCGACCAGCCATCCTCGATCCGACGGGCATACGGCACGTTATTGGCGAGGTAATAGACCTTGCCCGCGGCATCCTCAGGGACCTTGGCGACGATCGCGCTTTGCGTCGCGCCGCCGCCCGTATCGATGCGCCCCGTCTCGCCGGCAGGAATCGTGCCGACGCCGAGCTGCCAATTGCCGCGGAACCTGCCGCCGATATAGCCCTTGGGCGGCGGGCTCTTCCAGAACTTGGCATCGCCCACAGGGCTGCGCTCGTCGAGGCGAGCCGAGACCTTGACCACGACCAGCCCGACCACGTCATCGGCGCGCTCCTTCGCCTTGGCCGCGAACTGCTGAAGCTGGAGGGTGAAGGGCCCGCTCATGCCGCCCCTCGGATGACGCAGTCGTAAATGATGCTGCCGTCGCCATCGGGATCGAGCGTCTCGACGGCGATGATCGTCCGCTTGGTCGTGCCATCCGCGAGGGTGACGACCGCGTTGACGGGCGGCTGTGGGAGAGCGGCGCCGCTCGTGTCGAGGCCGGCGAGAAGCATCTGCTGAT